TATGCTCTGGGAACGGAATACACGAAGCCAAGATACCAAAGATCGTACTCGGGTGAATTTCACAGTGTGTATACTTATAGATGAAGTTATCGGCTTTATTATTCAGCATTTGTGGTTCCATCGCAATCATACTCATGTTTTGCTCCGTTGAATCTATATATTCCAAGACACTTTCGGGGATACGACAATCTGTGAATAAATCTTCCCATGTGATTTCTTTTTTCTGGAGTTTCAAAATCGTATCGTTGGTCAAGACGAGTTTATTATTGCGGACGCGCAACAGCGGCCGCACGAGCCGCCCCGAATCGTTGCATACCCGGATTTCTTTCCGCTGGATATCAAAGATAATAGAGGTATAAATATTGATAATCCCTTTGTATTTCTTGGCTTTCAGCGATTCGTATAACACCATGGGTTCGGCCGCAATCCCGAGCCACGTGCCATTCACGAACACTTTGACTTTCCCATACAATTCTTGCTCGGTCAATTTATCAATGGGCACCACAAACGGTTCCACGTAATCATAGAGCGAATTGCTATTGCAGGGAATGGTCACACGTGCCATATAACTCATATTTTTCACGACACCCACACTGCCCCCTTCTGGCGTTTCCGCAGGGCAGATATAGCCCCAGGATGAGGGTGGCAAGCGCCGCGGCGCAATCAATTTGCCCGCTTTATCAATCGGCGTGTTAATGCGGCGCAAATGACTTAAACTAGAAATGTAGGTCAACCGATTCAACACTTGTGCCACACCGACCTTGTTGCTATTGATTTGCTTCACCCCAAAATCACCGGTGGCGAGCGCACGTTTCAAGCCATTTTCTATGGTCGTCGGCTTCACGATTTTGTAAATATTCGTCATATTAATAATAGATGCGTAATCATCGGTAGAACGCCACGACCCATTGTTGATTTCACGCACGGTTTGTTTCTGCATATCCTTCACCATCTTGTTGAAATAGTTCCGGAACAAGTTATTCAAGAGTGTGCCGGTCAAATCTACACGTTTATTCACAAAACAGTCGCGGTCACTCACCGCCTCCCAGCCGAGCGAGCATTTCAAGAGACAATTCGCCATGTAGCCGAGAAAGTAGATTTTCTGTTCTGTTGTCCGGCAATGCGGAAACAAATCGTTGTTCAAGATTTCTATGGCAAAATTGCGCTTCAAGGTGGCGCTCGTTTCTTTGTCAATACTGTTGTGTGTTGTAAACATGATATTCGCAATAATTTGTTTCATCGCGCATTCTTGTGTGAGGTGTTTATTGGCTTCTACCACCGAGCCTTGCAACGCTGCCATCAGGGTGGCCGTGCGTTCATTCGTCGTGTCTAGCACAATCCGTTTACAAATATCTTCGTCGCTAATCACGCCCAGCGCCCGGAAGACGACGAACAGGGGTAACGGGTTTTTCAAACGGGGAATTTGTAACCAGAGGCCATTACCGAACCCGTTGTTTTTGGTAGAGATGGTGAGCGACAGTTGTTTGGGCGAGATGCATTTATAGTCCGGGACGGATTTGATCTCCGCAAGCCACGACCACTTGCTATTGTTTTTGGAGATATTGTAGCATTGCACCAGATTTTCGGCCGCGCGTTCTTGGCCAATGACTGTTTTTTCCGAGCCGTTCACAATAAAGTAGCCACCCGAATCCATCCGGCACTCCCCACTCACGTTGTAGGGAATATGCGTGTATTGCTCCAAGATACAGATACTGGATTTCAGCATGATGGGCATTTTCCCGATATGAATACTCGGCAAGACTTTATTGAAGGTATGGACCGTCTCCAGTAAAGCCCCGCTGCGCACCACGAATTTGATATTGAGATCAATTGTCATATCGCCTGCATAGGTGAAATTGCGGTCACGCGCTTCTTGCGGGAACATACTCTTCGTGGCGCCGTTGATTTCGTGGATTTGGGCCCGAAAGATATTGAAATTTTCACAGGTCACAAACATCTCTAGGCGATATTTGTTGACGGCTTTATCTAAATCATGTTCAGAACAAATGTGGACAGGATTAAACATGGCGATGGTGCGGGGCACTTGAAATTGAATGAAATCATTATACGATTCAATCTGGTGTTCCACGAGGCGCTTCAAATGGCGGCCGCGAAAGCAGGAATCAATAATGATATGCGGTTCTTCAATATATTTGTCTAGGTCAATGGGGGTGGATGCTGCGCTTGCTGCTGAACCGGCTGCTGCAACTGCTGCTTCGCTTGCGCTTGTCATTTTAACTGCTTCGCTTGTCATTTTAGTAGAGTTATCACTCATCGTGCGTTGTAAATATACTTCAATTTATTTTTAAATTGTTATATTATATAATGTCGGAAGGCTTGGTCACAACAGGCAAAAGTTGTTTTGGTGGTGCAAAGAAAAAAACAAAGAAGATAACTAAACGTGGCACTAGAAAGAAGACTACAGCTAAACGTAGTAAACCTAAAGCGAAAGGTAAAACGAAGAGTAAGAGTAAAACGGAAGGTAAAACGAAGAGTAAGAGTAGTAAGCCTAAAAGCAAATCAAAGAGTAAACTTAGTAAAACTAAGACTAAAAGTAAAAGCAAATCAAAAAGTAAAAGCAAACGCAGAAAAGGTAAAGTTGTGTTAGGGAATAATAGCCGAGAATTACAAAGACAATTACGCGAATTACGAGAGATAGAACAAGAAATATTAGATAGGCGAAAGAGAGAAGAAGAAATATATAAAGAACAAATGGAAGAAAATTTAAAACATGAACAACAACTACGAGTCCAGATGCGCCAACCGACGCCTTATTACGCGAAAGCACCTAGCCCCAAGCGGTTGCCGAGCCCCAAGCGACTAAGCATTCCCAAACAGATGCCCGCGCCCATAGTTAATGAAGAAAATATAACCCTCTCCATAGAAGAACCGATGGTAAGTGAACAAGAACTTTTCGATATAGATTTGTCGTCGGCGTATGAAATAGAGAAAACGCCCGCACTAAGTTACGACGGCGATTTAAGTTATAGAGAATAAATCTTTATTTTTTTAAAATATACATCGGTTTGCATATATACGTGGGATATACTTGATACTTATTATTATACGTATGCGGTTCTATCTCCATTTCATACAAAGTGTCGCCAATATCATAATTATATTTTTTACATATTTCTTTGACCTCAACCTTCGCATCTACACAAAAAGTAAATGATAAGCCCATACCACCTTCAAATTGCAGGCATTTCGGAATGTTATTTCCTAATTCTTTATACATTAGTTCCGGTAATTCCTGTTTTGCGGTTTGAAAGAGGGAAAAAAGAGTTTTGGGTCTTTGGAAAGTATTTATAGTAAAACAATGGACAAACATAGTTTAATTATACAATACGTTTAAATATATCATTTATATTATTTTTTACAATATAAATGAATATTGTAAATGAACATGGCGATAAAGTTGATCTAATGAACTTTGAGAAAGAAGAGCAAGATCTAGCAAATCAATATATTTTAGAAAATGATGTTGTTTTAGAATTAGGCGCTAGGTATGGGTCTGTCTCGTGTATAATTAATTCAAAATTAAACAATAAACAAAATCAGGTTGTAGTAGAACCCGACGACAGAGTTTGGGATGCTTTGGAAACAAATAAAAAAAGCAATAATTGCGAGTTTAATATTGTTAAAGGATTTATCAGTAAAAAAAAATTAGATTTGACCAATTTAGATTGTTGTCTTGGTTATGGTGCGACTTTTATAGAAAATATTGATACAAAAATACCATCCTATTCATTGGATGAAATAACGCAACAATACAATTTAAAATTTAATGCGCTTGTAGCGGATTGTGAGGGTTTCTTGGAAGTGTTTTTTGATGAAAATCCTAGTTTTTATGATAATTTAAGATTAATTATATTTGAATCAGATTACGGTGAAAAATGTAATTACTATAAAATTAAACATAATTTATTTAATAGAGGGTTTACCAATATTTTACAAGGACCTCAAAATGTTTGGATAAGGTCGCTATAACTTAAACAACAGACACTTTTTACTTTTCAATCAAGACCGCCTTGGCGATTTTCTTCATGATTTTATTTTCACTTTCTTCAAAGGATTCTTTACCCCCCATACATTGGCCAATCATCTTGACATAGACATCATTCAACCGGTGCTGGTTATTCATGCATTGCGGATGCTCTTTGCTCCACGGTCCTAACATGGCACTGTTTTTACAAGTAACGTGTTTAATGGCCTTCCGCAACTTGTCATAAGTGCTGTTTTCTTTTTCCCAGATATTCTCGTCTTTTACATACATAATCTCTCTTTTACTATCGCTACAATGAATTGGTCTTTTATAAATATCCAATTCATTCAGTTTCCTTATAATAATATTGCTGATTCCTTCTACATAGCCGACATTGCCGACTTCTTCCAGATCCGAGAATTCTAAGGTCATGGAATTCACAAAATCCATAATGTTCATTGCGTCTTTGCATTGTTCGTTGAGAAAGAACTGCATATTGAATGTTTTGTTGTGGCTATTATTTTGAACAACTGAATTATTATTATTTATGCCATTTTTACAGACTTCCATCATTTGTTTTTGGAGATCGGTGTTGCTTTTCATTAATTCTATAATGATGTTTTTGAAATCACTGTTTTCTTTTTTGAGGAAATTGTGTTCTTCCAGTAAAACTTCTACTAATTTATCTTTCTCATATAATTTGTGTTTTTTCGCAGGGGTAGGGTTGAGTTCGTAAGTGCATACTTTATTATGTTTCCATAACCCGGATTTTGTTTCATATTTTTTATTGCATTTAAGACATTTAAATTCTATGGCGACTGGTGCGAGTTCCACGACATCCGGTTTGTTTCCGTTTATGTGCTTGCGTGCACCTAAGTGTTTTTTGAAATCACTTTCTTTGCTACATCCGTAGTCACACTTTTCGCAATAGAATTTTTTGGTGAGTTTTTGAGTTACGGGAATTTCCATTTTCGCTCTAATTTATGGAAATATTTTAATTCGCCTAAATAATCCGTAATTAAAACACAAAAAAGTTATGCTGACAACATTTTTTGCCAATTTTCGGAAATGAGAGCATTTCAGTCACAAGTGCTTTTTTGGCAAGGTTTTTTGCCGGTTCGATTTTGGATAAATGAAAAATGGACATTTTAAAAATGTCCAAAATCGGTTTTCGAAAATCAAACCCAGAAAAATACTTTTTCTTTATTAAATAGTAAAAATATTCCATTTTATATAATATTTCATGCATTGCACCATGGTTGCTTACGCTTTGTCAATCCGAACTGTTTTTAAATGTGACGGGTTTAATGCCATTTTTACAGACTTCCATCATTTGTTTTTGGAGATCGGTGTTGCTTTTGACCAATTCTAAAATTAAATTTGTTAACATTTTCAATTCAGGGTCAGACTTTTCTTTCTCATAGAATATGGTCTCTTTGACTTCGGGCGGTTTTATAATTGCACATTTTTTTTTATGTCTGGATAAACTTGACGCATGTTTAAACTCATGATTGCATTTATTACATATGTGTGTGACGCCGGCGCTAACTTCGGCGTTAGCATTGTTAGCCATTAAATGTTTTGCTGTAATTAAATGGCGTTTGTAGTCGCTATTTTTGCTGCATAAGAAGTGACATGAATCGCATTTAAAATTTTTGGAAACTTTCTCGTTTGATTTTTCGTTATTTTGAGATATTTTTATATGTTTCTTTGTATTGTTGTGTATATCAAATGCTTTTGAGTTTTCACTTGTGATGTTACATGTGTTACAAAAATAACTATGTTTGATTTTCTCTACTATAACATTATTTGTTATTATTTTTGGTTTTGGAAAGGGTTCTATACTATTTAATGTGGCGTTTAATTCAATAAAATATTCTTGTTCCTTTTTTCTAGCAGCATAATGGTCAGCGCAATTAAAAAAATTAATGATTTCCATTTGCCAATTTGCCCAGCCACCATTGGCGCGAATCACCTCATAAAGTTTACATTTATAATTAAGCGAATTTGTATTTATGCATGATTGTTTGTGAGCATGTTTCCTCTGCACAAAATTTGTCGTATGACCCACATACACGTCTTTTATTGCGGTATTTTTACAAGTTATTTTGTAAATAATCGTATTAGAATAATCAATCTCATTCCTAGGCATTCTATATTTTATATATATATTATATTTATATTAAAAACATCTTAAGTTAATAAAAAACGCCTAAATAGAATGAAAAAGTTATGCTCACAACATTTTTTGCCAATTTTCCAAAATGAAAGCATTTCAGTTACATGTGTTTTTTGGACGGTTCGTTTTGGCACTTTACAAAAATAGAGATTTTTACACCTTTGAACATTTTTAAACGCCGAGTCTTAATCTAATAAAATTGATATTAGTTAATATAATATTTATATCAACTAATATAGTTATTATGGAGAGAGATTTTGATTATGAAAATAGTAATGTTGGATATTATGAACAATATACAAAAGAAGATGGAGGAGGAATAAAATGTAAAAATTACATAATATGCGAATGTCTATTACCTAAATGGTGGTTTGAATGTAAAGGACATTATTTATGTAGTAATTGTCATATGATGTTTGGAACTTGGGGAATTGAAGGAAATACTCACATAGGTAAAGGAATTCTAGAAATCAGTGATATTTTAGAGTGTCCAGTATGCTTAGAACTTAAAAAATGTATATCGCAGCCAAGATGCGAACATTCAGTATGTATTCGTTGTTTCAAACGATGTTATTATCGTGATGAAACTGGCGATGGAGAACCTATCTTTCCATATTCTGATATTGAAGATGAATATTATGACGACCAAGAAAATCCAAAATGGGATATTGATTATCCATTAATTAAAATATATAATGAAGAATATCATAAATGGTATGATGAGAGAGAAGAAAAATATGAAAATGAAGAATATTTAAGAAAATGTCCTCTGTGTCGTAAATAAATTGGCGTTTTACACCTTTGCACATTTAAAATGCCGATTTTTTACAAGTTGTGAAATAAAATTTTTACTTATATTTAAATACAAATCCAGCAGAACTTTTTCGTTTTCTTGCTAAAACTTCATATATTCTGATGGTAGAGGTTATCTTATATTCGGTTTGTAAATATTCTTTTGCCTCAATTTGGTAAGTAAATGTTTTTATGAATGTTCCATTTATTGTAAATACATCAAATGGGTTGTTTTTCCCTTTTCCGTCTAATATTTTGCGTCTTGCATTTGGATTTTCTTTAAAATATTTTTTCTTTTTTTCACTCAGTTGTTCTCTTGCTTCTGGTTTGTCTTCATAAAATTGTTTTAATCGTTCGCCATGTTCTTTTCCTGCTTCTGGATTGGCTTCGTGATATTTTTTCTGTGCTTCACTACATTTTTGTCTTGATTCAGGATTTTCAAAGCGTTTTTTCTGTGCTTCACTCGCTTGTTCTCTTGCTTCTGGATTGTCTTCATAAAATTTTTTTAATCGGTCGCCATGTTCTTTTCCTGCTTCTGGATTATCTTCAAAATATTTTTTATGTGCTTCACTAGATTTTTTAATTTCTTCAGGATTTTCAAAGCGTTTTTTCTGTGCTTCACTCGCTTGTTCTCTTGCTTCTGGTTTGTCTTCATAAAATTGTTTTAATCGTTCGCCATGTTCTTTTCCTGCTTCTGGATTGGCTTCGTGATATTTTTTCTGTGCTTCGCTCATTTTTTGTCTATCCTCTTCTGTAAAAACATAACCATTTGTCCCCTCTCCACCATATGTCATATTATATCCATTTTCATTCATATAATATGAATTGTACTCTATAATGTATCCAATTTCCTTTTCACATAATTCTTCTATTGTATCTGCTGTATCTATTTCTATAAGTTCAAGTGTATCTACCATTCCATATTTTCTTATCGCATTATAAATACATTTTGCATCACCATTTTTTGCGGAATTTTTATGTTCTTTTGTTCGTTGTTCTAATGAAGTAGTCGTTAGACCAATATAATGTTTTCCATTAGGGAATACTATTTTGTAAATAGAACCGAAAGTCATTTAATATATATTATTAATTATATTATACATTTTTTAAATCAATTTTATATGTTAAAATCGGCGTTTTAAATGTGCAAAGGTGTAAAAGGTTGGGCCAAAGAGTGGAGCAAAATAAAAATAGTTTCAATTTTTTGCTATACTTTTTCATTACTTCGTAAGAAAGTATATTAAATTATTATTTAAAATCATAACTATAAATAATAATAATAGAATGAGTAAGAAAACTAAGACTACTACTACTAATAAAAAACAATTAATTATTGAGGACGATACTAAGGTTTATAATGCTGTCAGTTTATTTTCTGGATTAGGTGGCGATGCCTTAGGTATGACTCAAGCCGGATGTAAGGTAATCGGCTACAATGAACTGAACTTGAATTTCTGTAAATCACACGATGCCAATTTAAAGGATTGCGAGTTAATATGCGACGGTAAAGTCACAGATATATCAAAATTGAAAGACGAGTGTTTCACAAAATTCAAAGGAAAAACAGATATTATATTTGCTGGGTTCCCGTGCTGT